ATTGGAATATTATCAAGAAGCAATTGATAAAGGTATATCAATTACAACATCAGGTTCCTATATTTATAATAATAAAAAATAATTTAATATTTATAAATAAAACATATTATGGGAAAGTTAAATCTCTTTTTAAGAGAAAAAATTACTGATTTAGATACTCCAGAAATTGTTATAGAAACTGAAAAAGAATATACTATTCAGGACTATGACAAAAGACAAATGTATGTAACAGGAAGTAGACAAACTACTATATTTGAAATAGGAGAGATTGGTTCTGGAACATTTAATGGTAATGCTTTAACTTATGGAAGAATTACTAATATAGGAACTAATACTATAGCTTTAACCATTTCTAATGCAAATGGAAACGAAGCCCATTTTAAAGTTGGTTATGGCGAAAATTTCTTTCTTTCAAACGATTATTTTACAGCAGCATCTGGCAGTTGGAGAGATATTACAACTGTTAAATGTCAAGTAGATTCATCTAGTTTAAAAGGCAAAATAGAATATTTAGTAGCGGCGGATAGTTCAATAGCTTAAAAAAATAAAAATAAATTATGGCAAATATACCAATTTGGGAAGGTTCCAGTTCATTTGATCCAGGTAAAACACCTTTTGGGTTTTATGATTATGATAAAGAATTTAGAGTAGATGCTGATAAAGTAGCAAATTTTTGTGCTCGAAGATTAGGATATCCTTTAGTTGATGTAGAATTACAAGATATAAGTTTTTATGCTGCTTTTGAAGAAGCAACTACTACTTATGGAAATGAAATATATGCTTATTTAATTAGAGATAATCAATTATCTTTAGAAGGAGATAACTCATCAGGAAATTTAAATAATAAATTAATTGCACCTAATTTTGAACCTATTGTTAGACTAACAGAAATGTATGGTGCTGAAGCGGGAACGGGAGGAAATATCCCTTATTATAGTGCTTCTGTAGATACGGTAGCTTACCAACAAGATTATGATTTAACAGAAAATATATACGGAGGTACAGGAACTTTAGGAATAGAAGTTAAAAGAGTATTTTATGAATCTCCCCCTGCATCACAAAAGTTTTATGACCCCTATGTAGGGACAGGAATGGGTACTATGAATATGTTTGATAGTTTTGGTTTTGGAGGAATGAGTCCTGCCATTAATTTTTTAATGATGCCTTTAAATTATGATTTACAAGTTATTCAACAAATAGAAATGAGTGATACTGTTCGTAGATCTAATTATAGTTTTGAAATACATAATAATAAACTAAGAATATTTCCTATACCTATATCGGGTAGTGGAAAAATTTGGTTCGAATATATAAGAAGGAATGATAGAGTAAATTCATCAGAAGTTGTAAGTGGCAACGTAATTTCTAATGTATCAAATACTCCATATACTAACCCTACTTACTCAGAAATTAATTCTGTAGGACGTCAATGGATATTTGAATATACCCTGGCATTAGTAAAAGAAGTATTAGGATATGTAAGAGGTAAATATGGTGCCATCCCAATTCCAGACTCTCAAGTTACTTTAAATCAATCAGATTTAATAGCAGCGGCAACAGCAGAAAAAACTTCTTTAATAGAAAGATTAAGATCTTATTTAGATGAAACGTCAAGAAAATCCTTACTAGAAAGAAGAGCACAAGAAGCAGAATTTAAACAAACGGAATTAAAACAAGTTCCGTATACAATATATATAGGATAATATGGCAATGTTTGGACGACAGCGAGATGTTAGTTTAGTACGACATCTTAATCGTGAATTAATGGGTAATATTATAACTCAACAAGCAGCTATATATAAGTATAAATTAGAAGAAACACTAGTTAACTTATATGGTGAAGCTGCTGGTGAGAAATTTTATGATGGTCCATTCTTATTTAATGTTTTATTATTAAGACAACCACAACTTTATCCTGAAGATAGTATTGGTATAGAATATCAAAGAAGCATTAGATTTTCATTTTTAAGGGATGATTTAGTAGATGCTAATGTAGTTCCTGAAGTTGGTGATGTTATTTTATATCAAAATGATTACTATGGGGTACAACAAACAATTTCAAACCAATATTTTGTAGGTAAAAACCCAGATTACCCTAATAATGATTCTGATGGTACACCAAACCCATTAAACCCAGGATTAGAAGATTTTGGTACTAATTTATCCATAATACTTGAAACTTATTACATACCAAGAGATAAATTATCAATATCTCCATATAAAGAAAGATTCTAAATGCCAAATTTTAAACCATACCCAAAATCACAAAAAGAAATTAGTATTTCTAAACAAGTTGCTTTTGATAAGCATAGAGGAAATCCTAATAGTCCTGCTAACCCTAACCAATCTCAAACTGGTATTGATTTTAATAGATCAACTAAAATGAGTGCAAAAGGGGATACGGATAAACAATTTTCAATCGGTATACAGGATTTAGATGAAGCAGTATTTTTTTATTTTAATAATGTTATTAAACCCTTTGTATATCAAAATGGTGAAAGAAGAACAGTTCCTGTAATATATGGTAGTCCTGAAAGATGGAAATCTTTTCAAAGAGATGGTTATTATAGAGATGATTCTGGAGCTGTAATGTTACCTATATTAGTAATTAAAAGAGATACAATTACTAAAGATAGAACAACATATAATAAATTAGATTCTAATATGCCCAATTTATATGGAAGCATTGGAAAAGGATTTAATTCAAAAAACGCATACTCAAATTTTAATTTATTAAATAATAGAAAACCTGTAGAACAATTTCAAGCTATTGCTGTTCCTGACTTTGTCACTTTAGAATATAGTTGTATAATACAGACGTATTATATGGAACAATTAAATAAAGTAATTGAAGCTGTAGAATACGCATCAGATTCATATTGGGGAAATCCAGAAAGATTTAAATTTAGAGCTAGAGTAGATAGCTTTACAACAGCAACTGAGTTAACAGCAGGAAAGGATAGATTAGTAAAAGGAACTTTTGGTTTAAGCTTAAGGGGATACATAATACCTGACACTATACAAAAAGATTTAAATTCAATAAAAAAATATAATACTAAAGCTAAAGTTACTATTACTTCTGAAGTTGTATCTAATATAGATAATGTAGATAGCCCTGATAATTACCAAAATCCCAACAGTGATGGTAGAGTTAGATAATTTTAATAAAAATAATCATATTTATAATTATAATAATTAAATAATTAAATAATGAGTAAAATCAAGTTATCAGAAAAAGAGTTGCAACAGTTAAAAGAATTACAAACTGAGGGAAATGAATTAATATTTTCTTTAGGACAAATAGAGGCACAAAAAGTTTCGATATATTCTTCAATTGGAATAGTTCAAGAAAAACAATTAAAGTTAGGTAAAGAACTTCAAGAAAAATATGGAGACGGAAATATTGATTTAGAGTCTGGAGAATTTACAAAACCAGAATAAATTTTTGAAATCCCCTCTAATATTTATAATAAAATAATATTAAATATAATATAAGACAATGGCAGAAACATTAATATCTCCAGGAGTACTAGCAAGAGAAAACGATACATCTCAAATTACTCAAGGCCCAGTAACAGTAGGTGCAGCAATAATTGGACCTTCTATTAAAGGTCCTGTTGAAGTTCCAACATTAATCACTTCATACAGCGAATACCTAGCAGTATTTGGTGGGTCAGTAACAAGTGGATCACAACAACATTCTTATTTAAACCAAATAGCAGCTAATAATTACTTTAGACAAGGTGGTACAACTTTATTAGTAACTAGAGTAACATCTGGTTCTTTTACCAGTGCTAAATCTCTAAACATATATAATGAAGTAGAAGTTGGTGGATTAGAAGCAGGATTTAATTTATTTTCTTTAATTAACAGTAACCCATCAACGGGAACTGTTGGTAATGTTGTAGGAGCTGCAACCGTAGGAGGAGGTAATGGAGACCTTACTGTAAATTATACAGTAGCAACATTAGATACTTTCTTAACAGATGCAGTACTAACAATTCCATCAGGAGTAACTGCTAATAGTGCTGGAACAACAGCTGCATTAGCAACAACAGGTAATGGTACAGGTGCAACTGTAATAGTAACAGGAGACGGAGCTGATATTGTTGGAGCAGTAATATCCAATGTTGGATCTAGTGGTTATGTAGCAGGAGATACTATAACAGTATCACAAGCAGCAATGAATGCTGATGGTGGTATTGGTGCAGTAGGTGGTGATTTAGTTATTCAAATCCAACAAGTTGATTTAAAATCAACAATAACAGCAGTAACAGTTAACAACCCAGGAACGGGTTATAAATTAGATGATGTTGTTACAATTGCAGCAGCCGTACTTGGTGGTGCAAATGATGCAACTTTCTTACCTTTAACAGCAGCAGCAGTAGAAAATGCTACTGCGTTTGAATTAAGTACTATTTCTCAAGGAGCTATTATGAACAATTCAGGTTCAATGCTCTCAGGAGGAGGATTAGTATCTGGTTCTCAAAATAATGTTAGATGGGAAGTAACAGCAAGAAATGCTGATACCGGAGTATTTAGCTTAGCTATTCGTAGAGGAGATGATGAAAATGCTTCAAAATCTATACTAGAAACATTTAATAATGTATCTTTAGATCCATTAGCTACAAATTATATTGAAACTGTAATAGGTAATAGTTATTATGGTGATATACAAAATGATAGTGGAGATTATTATATTCAACAAGAAGGATCATATGCTAACCGAAGTAAGTATGTTTACGTATCTAAAGTAAATTACCCTACTCCAGGTTATTTTGATAATGCCGGAACAGCAAAATCAGAATTTACAGCAAGTATCCCATTAGTAGGTTCAGGTTCATTTAATAGTGGTAGTGGAGAATTATTTTATGGAGAAGCTTTATTTAACGAAAATATTGGAGCTAGTAATACTCAAGGTATTAGTGCTATAGATTATACAGCTTCTATTAATTTATTATCAAATAGTGATGATTATCAATTTAATGTAATAGCAGCACCAGGTTTAATTCAAGAATTTCATTCAACAGAAATTAATTTACTTGTAACAACAGCGGAAGCTCGTAAAGATTGTTTATCAATTATAGATTTAAGAGGATATGGTTCTACTATTGGAAATGTAGTAGGAGCTGCAAGTGGATTTGATAGTTCATATGCAGCAACTTATTGGCCATGGTTACAACTAGTTGACCCAGATACAGGAAGAGTAATTTGGTCTCCTGCATCAGTACTAATCCCAGGTGTATATGCATTTACAGATGCATCTTCAGACCCATGGTTCGCACCAGCAGGTTTAACTAGAGGTGGATTAGGTCAAGTAGTTAGAGCTGAAAGAAAATTAACGTCTGGAAACAGAGATAGTTTATATGAAGCAAATATTAACCCAATAGCTACTTTCCCACAAAGTGGAGTTGTAGTATTTGGACAAAAAACTCTACAGAAAAAAGCAAGTGCTTTAGATAGAGTAAATGTACGTAGATTATTAATAGCATTAAAATCTTACATAGTACAAGTATCTGATAACCTAGTATTTGAACAAAATACTATCGCAACAAGAAATAATTTCTTAGCAACAGTAAACCCATATCTAGAATCAGTACAACAAAGACAAGGTCTATATGCTTTTAGGGTAGTAATGGATGAATCGAATAATACACCAGATGTTATTGATAGAAATGAAATGGTAGGTCAAATTTACCTTCAACCAACAAAAACAGCTGAATTTATTATCTTAGATTTTAATGTACTTCCAACAGGAGCAACATTCCCTGGATAAAAAACTAAAAATATAAATATTTATAATAAAATAAAGAAATAAAATGGCAATATTAGATCCAAACGAAATATTTTTTACAGCCTTTGAGCCAAAACAAAAGAACAGATTTATTATGTATGTAGATGGATTTCCATCATACATGGTAAAGGGCGTAGGAGCTGTGTCGTTAACGCAAGGTAGTGTAGCACTTAACCACATCAACGTACAACGTTATGTCAAAGGTAAAACAGTGTGGAATACCGTTCAATTCACAT